CACGTTCAATACCTGCTGTGACGGGGCAAGGACACGTGACGATGCGTTCACATGGTTCAAGGACATCACCATACAGTACATGGCTGACCTTATAGAGTATTACGGGATAAGACGTGATTCCATCGTGTGCAGGAAACTGGAGCACATCGCGGACGTGTACTCTTCCCTTGACGATATGGACGCACGCCCTGACATATCAACGGACGATTATGACCTGTATCCCGTTGTGATGTTCGGGAAGGTTGTGGACCGGGAGAAATCGGTAGAATCGGTAGAGAAAGGAGGGGAAAATGACTGTCGCTGAATCTGCAAAGGCTTCTTATGAATACATCCTTGATTCCGTTATGGGCAAGCTGGCGGACAAGGGCGGTGGTTGCGGTTTCCGTAAAGCCAGGGATGAAGGCGAGTGGAAGCGTTCCATATCCGCTATGGTCGAGATGGATATAGCCGATGCGTGCAGGGAGTGCAATTTCAGACGCCACAGGAGCGGTTCTATCATGGCTTTTGACGGGAAGATATTCGTTCCCATGATGAAGGAGGATCTGATGCGCCTGTGCATGGATTTGTGCCGCATAAACGGTCTTAGCGAACTGTACATGACCGATACGAGCGAGCGTTTCTATCGTACCATTGTGAAGAATGTGACGCATGAGATATTCAATCCCAAGCGTAACTTCATCACGTTTGACAATTGTGTCCTTGACACGGAAACGATGGAAACGTTTGATTTCTCGCCCATGATAGAATCGTGCATACGTATCAATATCAATTATGACCCGTTGGCGCGCAGCCCGTTGTGGGAGAAGTTTCTGGACGATGTGATCCCAGTGAAGGACACACAGGATGCCTTGCAGGAGTTTGTGGGGTGTGCCTTTGTTGACAGGAAGAAGATCAAGATGGAGAAGATGTGTTACCTTCTCGGTTGTGGTAGTAACGGTAAGTCGGTGTTCTTTGACGCTGTTGTCAACGCGCTAGGGAAGGATAATGTTTCTTATATGGAGATGGCTGACCTGTCGGGTGACAAGTCTACTTGCGAGTACAATATAGCTATGATAAACGGCAAACTGCTCAACTACGCTTCCGAGATGGGTGGAAAGGATGTGAGCGGTGGCAAGTATAAGAAGTTCATATCCGGTGAGCCTACTATGGCACGCCTTCCGTTCGGTGAGCCTTTCCTTGCCGACATGATGCCGCCTTTCATGGCCAATCTTAACAAGATGCCTTCTGTTTCGGACCAGACTTACGGTCATTTCAGACGCTCCCTTGTTATCCCGTTCTATCGTGTGTTCAAGGAATCGGAACAGGACAGATCTCTTCCGTTGAAGCTGTCAAAGGAATCGGCGGCTATTATAAACTGGATAATAGAGGGTGCAAGACGGTTTGTGAAGAACAAGGGTGAATTTACGAGAAGTTATACGATAGAATCCGTTACGGAGAATGCCAGACGTGATTCCAACAGTGTCCTGTCGTATCTTTACGATTCGGGGTATGATTCTTCTGGTGATATTGAGGAATCCGCCATTCGTGACCGTGACCTGTATGTGAAATACATAGCATACTGCAATGACTGTGGCGTAAGACCTTACAGTAAGAGAAAGATGGTTGACATGATACGCCAGGAAGGCTATTCCGTCACTTCCGCGTGGGATGAGAACAGGAACAGGCTGTTTCAGGTCGTATTAAGACGGAAGTATAATCCTGACGAATACCTTCTGCAACAGGCTGATGATATAATGAAGGAGGATTTGCCGTTCTAAATTTTGCAGTTTTAAAAAAAAATACTTAGTTTTGTAGCGTCAAATCAATCATGGGAGAGGCAAACTCCTGTGACTTCAATCATTGGAGTTATTTTTTTGCCATGACATATTGTAGTAGTATAGATTAAGATATTGCGCCTACCGAGTGGAGCTGCGGAAACGCCTCCGAAATAAACCCTATGGTTGATTTGACAGCTCGTAGTAGGCGCACTTTTTTATTGTTATGAATGAACTGGTTTTTAAAGGTCAGAATGACCAAGTTTTAACCAATAGTATTTTGGTTGCTGAAAAGTTTGGGAAAGAGCACAAGAATGTGTTAAGTTCTATCCGTGAGTTAATAAAGGGGTGTGCTGAAAATGCAGCCAACCTTATGTTTGAGGAAACAACGTATATTAATGATCAAAATGGACAGGAGTATCCTATATTTATCATGAACCGAGATGGATTTACCCTTTTGGCGATGGGATTTACAGGGAAAAAGGCTCTTAAATTCAAGTTGGATTATATTGCTGCGAGAAGGCACTGAAAGAACAGAAAAAGCCATTGTCACAACTTGAAATACTTGTTCAATCCGCACAGGCTCTTCTTGAACAAAGTAGGAGAATTGATAACGTAGAGAAGCGTCTTGATGCAATTGAGCAGGAAAGGGATGAGAATGGTAAACTTTTACTGTCTGTGTCAATGTCCTCTGATGTCCTTCCTGAAATGTCTATGAGAAACAACATTCGTCAATTGGTAAACAATATTCTTCCGCTACAAATACCAACCAGAGGGATATATGGCATAAGATTTACGATCAACTTTATTATCTTTATGGTATTTCCGTGAAGGCTTATAAAAAAGATAAGCGGGAAACATATTTGGATGTAGCTGAAAGGAATAATTTTCTTGATAAGATATATAATATCATCTCCAATATTGTCCGAGAATACAATAACGATTAAAGATTATTTAACCGTTATTGTTTTTACCATATTACTTTAATATGTATTTTTGCTGAAAAATTTTATTGTGTATGGATAATAAAGAGATTGTTTTATTTGATAGAAGTATTCGTGTTACTTCTGATTGGTATGTATGTGTGTCTGATGCCCAGTGTGCGATAAATGAAGCCCGTAACAGGACTGGTTTGAAAAGGTATAATTTCAGCCAGTGGTTAAAGACGCTTTACGTGAGTGACATGGTTTGCAGTATTAATGAGAGCGGCAAGGATGCTTTTAAGGTTGAGTTTGACAATGATTCGGGTAAGATAGAGCAGTATTGTCATTTTGGTGTGTTTGTTAATATGATTTTGTCGGCAAGCCCTGTTAGTGGTGTGTTTGACAATGAGGATTGGTTTAATGATTACGTTTGTGATGTATATTCCATTGACGGTCATGTTTATGAACACGCCAAGATACTTGCCGTTGGCGGTTTGTGGCGTTATACGACAAAGAATGCCAGGTTCAGTGATGATATCCGTATGATGGATGATATCATGTATTCCGTTCCCGATGGAGACAAGGATGCCGTGTATAGCCTGTTCTTTGATTTGCTAGGTACGTTTTATTACAATTGGGAGTTTGCGTTGCGTTATGCGAAGAAACTTCTTTTAGGGGATGTGGAGGAATGATTATGAGGTGTTTTGTTCGTTTTGTCATGTTTCTCATATACGTTGACATTTTATTTGTTCTTCTTGTGTTTATGGTTCCTGCCGAAATGGTGTACCGATGGACGAGTGGACGTAAGCCTGGAGGATATGTTTCATGCCTTTCTGATTTTCTAGGATATCCTGACGGTTATCGTTATACGTTGAAGGATTTCTTTAGGGATATAAAACAGGGATGGCGTAATTTTAAGTAGCATGGGTTCTATTGATTATGAGTATATATTTGCCAATCTTGATACTGTGCTTGGGCTTCCTTTAAGGCGTAGGGGTAAGCGGTGGACATTGCCTGCCCGGATAAATCTGGAGAGCCATAGCAGGAAGGATAAGCTGGTTTTCTATATGAACAAGTCGGGCAGTATTACCGTTACCGAGCAGGGAGGTGATTCTGTCAACCTGTTTGATTTTCTCGTGTCTTATCTTCCCGGTTGCAGTAGTGCTTCTGATGCTTTTAGGATTCTGTCAAGCCCGGAAGGTTGCAGGATGAGTTTGAAGGATTTCTACGAGAGGGAGTATGATTCGGGTAGACAGGAATCAAAGTTTGTTGATGTGAAGTATGTTGACAGGCTTAGCGATGCCGGTCATTGGAAGGGTAATAACCTGTACGAGTACCTTTCAGGTGTTTTCGGTGTTGATTCCGTGAATGATGTGTTTTCAAGGTATAAGGTAGGCTGTCTTGGAAGGGAATCCGCTGTGTTCTGGTATTCCGACAAGGATGGTAACGTGTGCCATGACAACAGGATAAGATATGGGGCGAACGGTCACAGGAAGAAGGAAACCCATGCTTTCAGGAAGTTTACTACGGGAGAAGGGTTTACTTATCGTGGTTATTTTAAGCCGTTTTTAGGGGATTATTGCAGCGATGCGATAACTTGTATGGTTGAATCGGAAAAAACCGCCATAATAGCTTCTATGGCTTTCGGTAACGGTTTTGTATGGACAGCTTGTGGCGGAATGAACCAGATTGGAAATAAATTGCCAAAAAATGTTATTTTATTCCCCGACTTTGATAATAAAGCTATATCTTTGTGGGGTGACAAAGGACGTGTGGCGAGATGGTGGGAGTTCCCTAGCCTGTCTTTTGGATTGAAGCATAACGATGATATCGGAGATGCTGTTATTAATAATTTGAAGAGTATTAACATTAAAGAATTTAGAGAATGGATATTCAGGTAGGAATTGATTTTAAGGAAAACCTTCTTTCCTTGCGTAATTATATCTCTTTGGGATTTCGTTGTGACGATATTGATTTTAAGAACGCGGCTATTGCTTCCATTGATAGAATTATGGAAGAAGTATTGGATGAGCATGATGTGAATTTCTTTGACGCATTGCAGAATGTGATTGACAACCTTGATGAGGTTAATACAGTAAAGGATGTTCATGATATTTGCTGTAAATTTTATTATGTGATGGATGAGAATGAGCGTGTCATGCACCGTGAGTTCTTTGAAAAACTGAAAAAATATCGCGAAGGCAAGATTGAACGTATTGTTCCTTTGAAGGAAAAAGACTGCATTGTCATGGGTAATAAGTATGTTGAATTAGGTAGCGGCAAAGAGTGTGTCGTTGACAGTATTATCCACATGCTTGCCGAGAATGATAAAATGATTAAAGATGCTGTTTTGTATGTAGACCATCTTGGTAAGCGAATAGCGTGCTCTATTGATGAGTTTAGGAAAAAGTTTGGGGTGAGGAAATAAGGCGTAACATGGCTAAAGGAGAGATAAGGATTGACGGTAAGGTGATGGGAAAGGATTACGGTAGGTATTTCTATTCTCCTCGTGGTAATATGTGGGCTGTCACCTTGTGTACGTATGACTGTGATGATGGTCGTATGTTTGAAAAAATAGAGTTGTATAGAACGAAGGATCAGGCTAGGGAGGCTGCATTCAGATTGAATACGGAAGAACGAAATGGATTTGACTATCCGCAATCATCCCCAAAAGGTGATTGATGGGTAAGCAGATTAGCCTAAGCACAGGTACAACCTGTGCTACGTTAGAAATGAATGTATAGGAACGTTGGGATGTTTATCCAAGTCCCAACCTCTTCGGTCAGTGATTAAACAGAACCTAAAGGAACGGTGTTGCTGACAACTGAAACCATTTCATAACCTTGGCGATGGGTAACTTACGGGAGAAGTCCTGGGCAGCTCTATTTTAGCTGCCGTAATACTTAAAAATTAGAGATATACAATGGAATAACTTAACTGAAGAAAAACTAATAAACTTATGGTATATGTCCTTAATAAAAATAATGAACCAGTAATGCCATGTTCAGAGAGAAAAAATAAATAAAAAATGAATCAAGTAAAATTTGTAAAATTAAGACGGGATGCAGTTCTTCCCGAAAAAAAAACTGATGGTGCTGCCGGGTATGATTTGTATGTTCCTGACAACACGTTGATAAGAAAAGGTCGTAATCTGATTAAACTTGGTATAGCCATTCAGATGCCATCAAATATGAAGGCTATTATCAAGCCTCGAAGTGGATTTTCTCTGAAAGGTATTATTGGCGTTGACGGGAAGTATCATGACGCTGATGTGTTGGATGGTGTTATTGATTGTGACTATACTGGTTGTATCGGTGTTATAGTGAAGAGTTTTGAGAAAGAGCCTTTCTATATTGCCGCAAAGGAGCGAATTGCTCAGCTTCTTTTCAGTAATTATATTGAGGTTGAATTTGTTGAGGTTGAAAGCCTTGATTCAACGGATAGGGGCGATGGAGGTTTTGGTCACACAAATAATTCAGGTAAGTAAGTATGAAAACAAAAAAGATAAACAAGATTTACGACAAGGGCTATGACAGTGTATTGAACAAGTATTTTATCTTAGCCATGTTTGTTGAGTTTGGTGAAACGAAGTATGACCGTATTTTCTTTTCTGATAAGAAGGATGCGGATGATATAAAGGTAGGTGATTTGTTATGATTGGAGTTACGTTGAACAGCAGGGTGAAAATTATAAACCGTGATAAATACATTTCACTTCACGGTGAAGATTCTGTAAGCAAGTCAAATGTGTTCGGAAAATTTGTCACTGTTAAATACTGTTTTGAGAATGGTGAAAAGTTTCTTTGTGCGGATGACCAAGGTAAAGAGTATATTCTTTTCTCGGATTGTATTGCTTATGTTGATCATGTTAAAGAGAGAAGCATCCTTGATGAGGCAAAGGATATCCGTAGTAACAGCAGACAGTCTGACTATGGCGATGCAGTAGTCAATTTTGAAAACATTTCCAAGATGGCTTCTTTGATTACTGGAAAGGAATTATCTCCTTATGACTGTGTTGCTGTACAGATAGCTGTAAAGCTATGCAGACAGGGATTCCATAAAAAGCGTGACAATATGGTTGACTTGGCTGGTTACGCTGATATAATGCAATTAATCGTAGACAAGGAAAATGTGGAAAATGGGGAAAAAGGCTGATAACGCTTTGGTTTTTAGGAGAGTTCTAGCGGCAAGCGGACTCTCCGATACTGATGTTAACAGGAAAAGCAGAAAGCATGATATTGTGATGAACCGTGCTCTTGTGTGCTGTGTCATGCGTGATATGGGTTTAAGTATGTCTGAAATTTCTGATTTTCTATGTATTGACAGGAGTAGCATATACAATCTTTTTAAATATTCTTCTGAGCTTGACGAGAGGGTAAGGGAGATAAAGTCTAGGATAAAGGAGGAAAGGTAATGGGTTTGAATAAAGGATGGGGTAAACTTCCCCTTAGTAACAATCTTCTTGTTGACGATGAAAAACAGAAGAAGATTGATATAGCAAAGCATATTGATGATGCGAATGAGATGGAGTTATGGGCTGCGTCCGCTTATGTCATAGATACCAATCCTGTCTTGTTTTACAAGGCTACACACGTTGTTGACGAGGGTATGTCAGAGCGTTCTTTGCTTATGAAAGCCAAGCAATGGGTTAATTCTCCAAGAATAACCCAGATTGTCAATTATGCCAAATCTTCCATGCTTGCTTCCGATTATGTGACACCATCCATGAGGCGTGTATTGGAAGGGGAGAATAAGGAAAAGACAAAGACTTTAATAAACAAGGATAACCTTGAATTTGAAGATGCGATAAGCCTTATAGAAAGTTTCCTAAAGCGTTCTGATATAGATACTGCTGATTTTAAGGATGTGAAAGGTGCACTTGATATGCTTGCAAAGTTCAAAGGTTGGCTTTCTGATGATGATGCTGGTGAAGATTTCTACGACAAGACCACCATAGCGTTTTTCCCATACGATTGCGACAAGTGTGTCCGTGCCAAGGCAGGGTTATGCAACAAGTGTGTATATCATCGTGAATCAACAGGCGATCTTAGTGATGATGAACGTAAATGGATAAAGGAAAACGATACATGGAAAGGATAGTCTATGTTGGTAAGGAAAGCCACTAATTTGACGGTAAGGAATAAAGAAAGGGAAAGGCGTGTAAGGGAAATAGAGGAAGAGGGAGTATTTGATTATTACCATAAATTTACTCCTGTCCAGTTGTACAAGTACCTTTCGCCTCTATGTAGTATTGATGCGTTACGGATATTACGTTTGTGTATTGTATCCGCACAGAGGGGAGATAATATGATAACGTTGAAGTTTATAAGGAGGCAACTGAAATACAAACCTATACGTTCTGTTTTTGATTCATTGATAAATGCCGGATTGATAATAGAATCAGTTCCTAATGTTTTTTCCTGTACGGTGAAGGTGAACGAGTATTCTCATATATTGAGCATGATGCGTATTGATGATAATGCTCCCGATGTCGTAGATGTGGATGATTTAAATTGTTACAAAGTTGTAGCAGAGGATAATATTAGTTACCGTGTCGTTAGCAAACGGGGGAGTGTTATAAAGAGTTTCACTGACAAGAGTGAAGCAAGCAATTATCTTGACGAACTGTATTTCCCTAAAGGTGAAGATGGTGATGTAGAGGCATTGTCGAAAGAGGAAGAGGAAGAATTAACTATCTAATTAACTATTTTTATTATTGTTTTCTGTATTAGTTTATTTTTTAATATTACTTTTGTCGCATGAGATATTCTTACGATAAAGAACGGTATGATTATCTTGTCAACGAGATTTTTAAATGTGGCAAGATACTTAAAGAGAACACAACTAACGGTAAGGAAGTTAGTTGGAAAGTTTTCTGGATAAGGGTGGACGCTCACAAAAGAAGGCTGTCTGCAATGAGAGAATTGGACAAGATTAAAGAAGATAAGTATAAAAAATAAAAAAAAATGGATTTAGTATTAAATTGTAAAGTAAAGAAAGTAGGTCAGTTACAGACTGGTACAAGTAAGGCAGGTAATCCTTGGCAGAAGAGAAATTTTCTCGTTGAGGAAATTGGTGCTACCTATACCAAAGAGGTGTATTTCTATGTAATGGGAAACCTGTGTGATCTTCAATTGAAAGAGGGTGATACTATTACTGCCCATCTTGAAATCAGAGCAAGAGAATACCAGGGTAAATATTACAATGAAGTTGGGTGCTTTAAGATAGATATGCCGCAACCAGCACAAGCACCATCACCTGCACCTGTTCAGCCTGAAAGACGAGATGATTTGCCCTTTTAGTATTGCAATGCTGTCCGAAATGTGTGATTTTTGCTTGTATTGATCAAATTCCTGTTTTTGTTTGCGGATGGAGGTTTATCTTTTTTGCCATATTTGGGGTTTCCTCCATCCGATTTTATTTAGGCACTGATATACAATCGGGCACTGATATACAATCGGACACCACAGATAAAATCAATTGTAGATTATAACTAAAAGTTATAATAAGTAATTCTTTAAAAAAAGCGGAGAGAAAAGGGTGATAAATAACTATCGTAATCCATCACCCCCGTCCATAATGACTATTTTTTAATTATCTTTGTGGTGATTTTGCCACCGTCGAAGATCCTTAAAACAATATTTGTCTTATGGACTGTTGCCTGGATCTTAATTCTTTTCATAATTTAAAAGGGGTAGGGGGTGGTATAGTCCTTTTCATTTATGCTATAACCACCCCTTATTTACTAAACACATGAGAAAAAAAGAACTTCTTAAAAAGTTGAGAGAGTATCAATCTTGGCGGAAAGGTGCTGACACTCCCATGATGCCGCCATCCGAAGTCACAAGGATTATTGATTCCGCAATAACGGTGATAGAAAAGTCTGATACAAGCAAGGCGAATGCTGTGCTGTTTAAAAAAAAGTGATAGATAAACTTCACATCACTGTCGGTGCTCTGATTTTGGACGGGTATGATGAGTTAGATTCCTGTGTAAAATATGTTAATGATTTAATACGTGAGTTAGATGAAAATTAGTTTGTTTGTAAATGGAAATTTGGTGTGCGACCGAAGCAAAGCGAGGGAGCACAGGGGCAGTCTAGCTGCACAGGGGCAGTCGAAGTTATAACACTATGTGGTGAGGAACTTCCTAGTGATTATGACATTTCTGATGCTGTTATAATTGATGGCGATATTCATTGTCGTAGTATCAGTTGTAATGGCATTGTTGTTTGTAAAGGTTCTTATACCGTTATAGAGGAAGGGGGTGATTATGGGTCACTCTAACGGTAAAATCACCGCACCTGTCGGATTGGATAGTGATGTATATCCTACTCTAGGTATC